ACGGCTATGTTTGGCACACTTATATCCATCTAATGAATTCTGGTAAGCCTGCTGCGCTACTGGAGAACCTTGGCTTACTGCCACAGATGCGGGAGAAACACCACTTAAGACAAGTGGTGGAAGAAACTTTGTTTAGTTCGATAGTCAAGGCAATGGCGATCACTAGCCTCGACGTGACACTTCCACAAGAACGACGCACTCCCGAACAAATTGACGGGGTGTCGCTGTTAAGCTTGTCATGAGAATAAAAGTGCCCGTAGGACAGGAAATTGTTATTGAGTTGGGTGATAAAAGTTTTGTCACCATCACTTGGTTGCAAAACAAATACCCTAAAGTTTCTCTGGCACATCCAAGTGACAAAAAAGAATGAAACTGCTATTGGTTGGATTGGCGATCGCTTCCACGCTTCTCTTCCCATCAGCAGTAGAGGCTAAGTGGGTAGAGGTTGGGGCCTCTGATGAGACGACACTTGAGATTGATGATTCCACTATTAGAAGCGCGGGTAACATCCGGTGGTACTGGATGAGGCTGCGACACACTAACCCTATCGATGGGACACGAACCCGGATTGATAGCTACCAGTCTGCTAACTGCTTGACAGGGCAAACTAGGGCAAGACAGGTGAAAGTATTCAATAGCAGGGGACGACTGATAAGTGGGGAGGCGCTTGGTGATTATGCCCCCTTGGTTACCGTTGAGCCTGGGACACTAGATGAAACGGCACTGGCGATCGCTTGTAGTTGGAACCCATGACGCTGTAAACTAGTTGAGCGATAACGTGAATGTGCATTGTTCCCGTTTTTTGAGTTGTCAGACCCTGCCTCCCATTGGTGGCGGGGTTTTGTTTTAAGTGAATAATAGAGGAATTATTCATCAAGAAATTGCCCACCCCTGCTGCTTTTCGGTAGCAGGTTTTTTAGTGTCATTGACTGTCATCTTTATGGGTGTCATCAATGACACTGACACTTCAATGACACCCTCAAACCTTTGCAGCGCATAGCGCCAAGCACCGTCCGTCCGTGTCATGACAGTTGAATAATGACAGTGTCATGACGGGCAATGACAGACGAGATGGGCGATCGCTCGACGTCATTTTGGCAAAAAGTCAGGGCACTCAGTTAGCCCGACTAAGTGGAAAGCGTTACAGATAGATGGGTTGCCTTTCATCAAGTATTGGCACTGGCGACATAAGACAGGCGAATTGGTTTTGATGTATTCTTCTGTGCATTGGTCTGAACACAAGGAGACGTGATGTTCTTCTAGCACGTTGTCAGGTTTTGCAAAGGAGACTAGCCTCCACTCTCCTTCCATCCATTCCAGTACAGGCAGTATTTCTTGTTTGCCACATTTTTCGCACTGCGCCGCTACGCTTACTAAAGAATCAAACGTCATAGAGTAGCGAGTAGTATTACTGCTCTAGTTTCTCACGTCACACTTAGCCAAAGTGTTGCACGGATTTTTGAGTGCAACAGCTTTCTGACGCCTACACTTTTCTTGAATCATAAGCGTCTAACAGGTATCGACCACCCAGCCAAATTTTCATTCCTTCGGTAACAAAACGCCAACTAAAAGAAAGTGGGGAGAAAGATTTGTCTGGGTCGTAACGAAGAAGCAAGCACCAATGACCCAAAGAAAATTCCCAGATAGTCTCAAGTGAGTTCATTTTGCATCCATAAATCAGTGCAACATCATTCTAAGGTTTCTCCCCAGCCGCACCCGTCATAGACCGTCAGAAAACCATGTGTCATTAATGACACTCCAATGACGCTGACGGCTGGAAGCTAATCACATCAATACTTTTCAAGTGTCCGTCAGTGTCATTGACAGTAGAAAATGACACTCGATGACAGTCCATGACAGACGGGTGACGCGGTGGAACGGGCGATCGCCCCAACACTTCTTTCTTGGTATTCACCCTTAAGTGTGGTATGCATTTACATTCTCAAGAAACCTTGGTAATTGATTCTATGAGAATGATTATCGTTTTCATTCTATAGAGGACTAATAAATATTTCTCACACTTAAAAAAGTGTTGAGCTATATAGGCTTAAGGCGGAGAATGAGAATGATTATCATTCTCAGAGAAAGGATAAAAGAACCCCCTAAGAAGCTTTGTCACACTTGGAGACTTACTAGGATTAAGTGGGATAATAGGTAGGCTGACTCCTTATGCAGAAGGCTACGCACCAGGTTCTCTGCTTAGGTAACGCCTCTGTTCAATACAAACGCCTTGCCGCTTAGCATTCACGAAGTCTGTTAGGCGGTATTTTTTAAAGGGTTGTAAATGATTAACAAAATCAAGTGGGTTGAAACACTTTATCCTTTGGCTTAAGTGTTGACAGATTACGAAGGCGAGCATTTAGCCATTGTTGAACATGTCTTGACAGGTGTTGAGTCTCAGTCTGGCGTTATGGTCAAGCTGAAAGAATTTGTTGTTCCACTTGACGTTTTCTGGATTAGTCCGGCTGGGGACGTAGGCGATCGCAATCCCCGCAATCAGCACTGCACTTAACTTGTCCGTCTATTAGCGACCAGCACCCAGCTATCCCGGCGAGCGCCTCAGGATACCCGCACCAGTCAGGCTGAGAGTAGATTGTCATTGCTTGGGCTGTCGTCAATGACACTGCCACTTGGTATTGCTCTGGTGGCAGCTCATGGAAGTAAGGCTTACTCATTCGTATTTCTCCCGCTTCAGTATTTTGGCTTGCTGCTCCGCCTCTGTTAGCTGCCACTCAAGACACACCCAGCGACGTTGTTTACCGTGAGATAGGTCTAACTCTATCCTGTGCCACTCACCACCGTGCTGCCTCCGTATCCAGTGGTGATGTCCAAGACAGACGAGGATGGGGAGGCGATCGCTTGTCACGGTGTCAGCAGGCGTCAATGACACCTCAATTCTCTCACCCCACTTACTCAAAATCCGAGTGTCATTGGTTTGTTATGACAGTTTATTTCTCAATGACAATGACACTGACGGACGCCAGTCAATCGTAGTCGCTGCAAGGGTTCTGGCTGTCATGCCTTTTGGAGTGTCATTAATGACACCTCGATTTATGACACTCATGTCAGGTGATATTCTGAGGGAAGTTACTAGACGTTTCTCATGTCATTGAGTCAAGACGAGTTATTAAGAGCGGAATTTTCTTCTAGGGATGCTGCTTTGGCAGCAAATCAAGGGAAACGCTCTTTCCTGGTGACTGAAAACAGAAGCCCTTTGGTTAAGGTTGGTGAGCTGGCAAAAGCACCACTAGAAGTTTTTGTCTCTCATAGGGTTGCTGTCCTTAAGGAATTTGATTTTCCTTGGGGTACCCGATGGAAGTTTTGTTTAGTTCCTTTAGGTGAGCAGGTTTGTGATTGGTATGGATAAGTTGAGAGTTTGGAACGTAGTCAGTCACGAATGCGCCGAACCTAACCGATTGCCTCAGCGGATACAGCTGGGCGAAGGTTACGTAGGAGAGCCGTTCGATAAGCTCGTTTGGTATGTCCCGGAAGTGGCAGAAGCGGAGTGTCAACGAGTGTCATTGTCAGCTATGACGGACACGGACAGACACACTTCAAAGGCTTGATATGATTAAGTCTTGGGGCGTCTGATAGAGGCGTCCGTCATAAATGACACCCCAAAAATGACAGCAGCTTTTTACCGACATCAACGAGCTAAAGCCAAGTGGCGAGCGCATCAAGTATCGAGACAGACAGAGGCGATCGCTCCGTCACCAGACGCTGTTGCCGCACGGTCAGACTTGGGACTGCTGGGCGCTTATGTGGCGGGTAAAGTGCCAGCCCCACATCACCGGCGATGGTTACCCTACTTGCGAACAGGAGAAAGTAATGATTGTTTACGATATTATGCTGGTCAAAACATTGATTTACTTGCACCACGAGGTAGCGCTAAGTCGATGTGGGTTGCAATCGCTGCGGCTGACATTATTGGGCACAACCCCCACGTCCAAATTCTCTACCTATCCCATAGCCGTGACATCGCACTTAAACAATCCCGAATTATCAAGCGGTTGATTGAGTCGCCGCTCTATCAAGAGGTGTTTCCGCACATCAGACCGGGCAATCGTTGGGCTGACACCGACTGGGAGATAGACAAGGTTCATGCGGGAGTAAGTGTGTTCGACAGTGACGCCACACTTAAAGCTTATGGGGTGCTGGGTAGTGTCATTGGTGGTAGATTTCATATCATCTTGGGTGATGACCTTATCAAGTCGAGCAAGGCTATCAGTAACCCTGCTGTTCGTGAGGACATGGCGGTTACACTGTCAGAAGTAATTGAACCTTGCATTATTCCTGGCGGAAGGTTTATTGATGTCGGCACCCGTTTCCGTCGCGACGATATCCACTGCACTGAGTTTACACAAGAGAATGGATGGCAAACCGTTGAAACTTCTGCCATTGAGGTTGATAGTAGCGGGATTGAACACAGCTACTGGGAAAGCCGATACAAACTTGAGCGATTGCAGGATTTGCGGCGACGGAAGCCAAACATCTTTACTTACCAGTTTCAGAACAAGCTGCCACCCAGTGATGAAGACACAATCATTAAGCCTGAGTGGGTTAGGTGGGGTACTCCTCCTGACCGATTCTTTAAACTGGTGGTGGGGTGTGACCTCGCAGCATCAGAGAAACAATCCAACGACATGAGCGCTTTTGTCGTGTGTGGGTTGCGGCGCAGACCTTATGAAGTGTGGGTGTTGGATTGCTACTACGGGCGAATAGTGGGTAACGTCGACAAGCTGCTGTTGCTTAAGAAAATCAGAGACACCTACGGCACTTACGAACTAGTCCCAGAGACAAACGGTTATCAGCGCTCTTTGATGGGTGACTGGCGGACTATCTTTCAGAATCAGTGGGGTATCCGTGACATCGGTGCTGTGCCTACTCCATCCAAGGGTGACAAAGACGAGCGCCTTAACGGGATAAGTGGGGTGTTCGCCAATGGGTTTGTGTTCTTTTCGCGGAACGCCCCAACTGGCAGCCATGAGGATAAGCTGTACGCCCCTGGCACTGAAGCCACCGTTAAGTACAACACTGGCTTGGGGCTGTTAATCAGTCAACTGACAGGACAAGCGGAACCGGGTGAGGATGATTTGAGTGACGCTTGCGAGAAGGCGATCGCACGGCTACAAGGGAAGAATAGGAAAATCTGGGGGGCTTAACTCCGAACATTTAACACCGAACTCCGAACAATACAGAGCACCTCCGAACATTACGATTGACGCTTCCCTCTAAACCCTTGAGTTTCCCGTGTCCCACTTGTCAGGTTTTCATAACTGGTTACATCTGGTTCGGCTTCACCTAGTATCTTGCGTGCGTAACTTCTGCCGAGTTCCTTCGCTAGCTCCTTGTTGAAATACTTGGTGATAAGTGGGAGGGATGACTCAATCATGGCGCGAGCTTGCATCTTGATGGTTCCCATCTCCAGATAAATCCCATACTCTACTTCATTCTTCCATTCAATACCATGTGCTTTCAGGCTTGCACTCCATCCACGCTGCAACCTGCCGGTGTCTACGGGAGTGGCTTTCTTGATGAGGTCTAACCCGTAGCTCATTGTTTTTTCGGCTACCCGCTTAATTGATGGGGTGATTCGTGCCCCGTCGAACAACTTATGATAGTAGCGGATAGTCTCAGCCATACCAGGATAAATAAAGTCTATGCCCATTATCCACCGGGACACTCAGACCGCCTCTGTTACGGCTGGCACAAACCTCAGTATTACTAGACCTACTGGCACTGTCGCCAATGACCAGTTATTAGCCTTCATTGCTACAAGGGCAGACGCCTCCGTCACTGTGACGCCTCCCACTGGTTGGACATTTGTCAGGAGAGACACTCAGGGGGGCTTTGCCTTTGACTGTTACCGTCGCACTTCAACGGGTTCAGGTGCCAATCAGTACAATTTTGGCTTGTCCCCCACTGCTTATGCTGTTGGTTCCATTAGCTGTTACTCAGGTGTTGACCCCACTTCACCAATCGATCTAGGGACTGGCAGGGTTGACCAGTATGCTGTGCGGTCAATCTCTTCCCCAGTGCTGGCAAGTTCAAGCGATGGAGGTATGGTAGCGATCGCCTATGCCCAAGCCTCTCCCTCCACTTACTCAAACTTGCCAAGCGGCTTTACTCAGCGTTCAGCGTTGCGAAGTGGGACGAATGTTCGCTTTGATTGCAGTATGACAGTTCTAGACCGGCTTCAGCCTGGTGGGGGTGTTGTCCCTGTTCAGTCTGTGGCAGCTCCGTGTGGTTCTACTGCTACTTTAGTCGTTGGCAATGCTACAACACCTGCGGCACTTGATAACGCTATGGCAACGTCGCTTCAATCGATGGGATACACCGTAACGTTCTTGTCTCAGGCATTGGCTCAAGCAACGTTGGTAGCCTCAGCTATTGCCTCTGATGTTTGTGTGATTAGCGAGAGTGTCACAAGTGGGACGCTGTCAAACAAGCTGAGAGACGCGGACATTGGTATTGCTTGTGGTGAAGGGTTTGTATTTGACTTGATGCGGATGGCAGCAACTGCCGCAGAGAGAGGTACTTCAAACTCGTCAGCTATTACTATCGAAGATTCAACGCACCCACTTGCAGCAGGTAAATCAGGGACTGTTGCGGCGTGGTCCACGGCTAATACCAATGAGCGGATATCCTACTCTAGTGCTGCTAACGCTATCAAGGTTACTTCAATTGCCCCTAGCCAGTTTGCTGCTTTTATGTATGAGAAGGGGGGATTGTTGGCTGATGGGGTAAATAGTGCAGTGGCTAGACGAGTGGGGGCAACCATTGCAGGAACTAGCAATTCCGCCTTTGTTCAAACTGACAATATCTTTGACTTTTTCCGCGCTTCGGTTGACATCGCCAGTCGCTACTCCGCCTCACCTCAAGCGGCAATGGCGATCGCTCTTAAGCCTGCTGCCGTTGTACCACCCACCCCACCACCACCGGCACCCGCTGGGGCTATCCCCTCCAGTAGTACCCTTGTCTCTGCTGTTGCGGCAAGTGTGACTGTCCCCCCTACCCCCACTCGGTATTCATCCCGCTTTGACCGATACTCGTCCTTGAAAGAAGCGTACAAAAATAATTCTGTGTACAATCAGTTGAGTGTTTCTGTGAAGGGTGGTGCAGGGAATAGTAATGTTGTGAGGCGCAGTAATATTGCTGAGGCGATCGCCTTGAGTCTGCTCTGAAACCTTTTTCTTTTTCCTTGGGAATACGTGGCTGCGTACGTTTATCGATACCTCTCCTAAATCTCGCACCCCATTTTTCGGGTTAAAATCTTTCTAGTTAAGGATTTACTGCAATGACCCCCGAACAATACACAACCAAGCTTAAAAAAACTTTTTGTCAAGCCACTGAAGGTTTTTTAGAAAAGGACGCGATAAAAATTGACTCAAGACCTTTGGCGTACGGTGCTTTTGAAATTGTGTTTCTGCATCGTAATCTTGCTCACAAAGTCACAGTAAGTAAGATGGAAATTATCGAATTTAGCCGCAGCGGGTTAATTGAAATTCATATAAGCAACTTGATAGAAGAGGCTGTCTCCCGGTTTTTAAGTCAAAGACTTTCATTAAAAAATGACTACGGCATACAAGCCCAGCTTCGCTTAGAGAGATAGCTCCCGCACCCCAATTCTCAGCCCGAAACTTTGCCTGATAGAGTAAAAGCGATCGCCTCCCAATCAAAGCCATGTACCAGATTGAATGCCCTCACTGTGGAACAGAAAGCGAAATTACAGAAGATGACGAAGAACCTACTTGTGAGCTTTGTGATGGGCATTTGGATGAGTGGGTAGAGGATGATGAAGACTAAAAGCGATCGCTTAATCTTTGTTAGGCTTTTTTTTGAGGCATATGATATTCACAATGTCTTCAACAACCGGATCAATGCTTTGATTCCTTGGGTAATGCGCTTTGCACCTAAAGATACCATCAACACCAGTCTCGTTTATTCTGAATAATGCCGTTTCCATTGGGGACTTGTTGCAAACTTCACATTTAGCCATTTGTTTCTCTTAAAAAATAATTTTGTTGCCGTGGCTGGGTTTAGCCCTCCCTAACACCAGTTTCCCCATGAGTTGAAGGAGCGATCGCCTCCATCCAATACTGCTTTTTCAACCACAACCTAGCAACCACGCTACCATTCACCACAACTTCTTCACACACTTCCTCTCCTTCCTCTTCAAGTGGGCAGTGACAATGACGCTCAGCCAGTAGCTCTCCTACCTCTTCTTGTGAAAGACCATTTACCTGGAGTATGTTCTCAATAAACTTTTCCCACTTGTAATCGATCATAAATAAAGAGACAGCACTAAGGGCTGTAATCTTAGTGCTGTGGAGGATGGTTATGGTTACTTTCAGTAACAGAGTAGCTTGGTTACTTGGAAGCTATTTATAGTGTACCCGAAAACCTTGTCCCTCATCTTTCACAAGGTTGAACCCTAGTGCTACTCTAGGATGATAATCATTATCATTCTTGCTGAATGACTCGATTTCGCGACATTCTTGAGGGCAAAGGGGAAACTCTGATTCCAATGCTCCACTTAAACCAGATGTTGGTTTTCTTGGAGGGTGGCGGGACAGAGTTCTTTTTGCTGTCTGATGTCGACGATGTCAGGAAACGGTTTCTAGATGACCTTGTTGAGCGTAACCAGTTAGATCTCAAGGTCACTCAGATGGCATCGGACATGATGCTAAGTGGGAGGATACTCATCTGGCTTAGACCTACTGGACGCACTTACGATATCCGCTACTACCAGAAAGACCGGTATCGCGCCTATTTCGATGCCGACGGGAAGCTGGAAAGTGTCGAGATTATTTACTCTTACACTAGGCGATCGCAAACCAGCTTCAACCTTTCCACTGCCGGTACCTCTAACACTGCTGCAAGCTCTGTCACAAGTGGACAGCAAAGCTGGGTAAAGATTAGGCTCACCGACACCACTTACGAGCGCTGGGATTATCTTGGTTCAACTCCCGGTTTTGATAACGCAGACTTCCTCAAAGCGCCTGACTCCGTGGCTGAAAATACGCTAGGTTTTATCCCTTGCCGCGAATGCCTGAACGTAAATTACAGGGGAGAGCAAGGCAAGCCAGAATTCGAGGATTTACAACAGCAGATTGAAGCGCATAACTCCCAGTGTGAAGCGATTAGAAATAATTTATTAGAAATTTGCAATAATCCATTTTTAACCTCCCTTGAAGAAGAAGATATTTTTGAGCAGGTAGGAAGCGATCGCACCAACGCATCCGTAGCTTATGCCCAAGGCTTTCGTAGCGCTGAGGAATTGCAAGCCGAAAAGCCTTTTAACTCTGATTTAAGTGGGAAGAAAATTAAAAAGGTTATTGGTGGTTTTGACCCCAGCCAGGGGGACTTTTTCACCCAAGCTACTGTTGCACCACTTCCACCTAATCAACTTGGATATGTGGAAGAGAAGGGACGCAATTTGAGGATTGCTCTCGGTGGCACTCCTGAAGGTGGTGTGGAGACGGCCACAGAGACGCGCATTGTCTACGGGAGAGCCTACGTTACAGCTGCCAAAAAGCAGAAGTCTCTATTCAAGTATGGGTTATGTGAAATCCTATCGATGGCGCTTTTAGTTGAAGAGAACCTGTTTCTCGCAAGTGGGGGAACTATTGGATTATCCACAGCCCCACTTAATCTTGATAGGCGGGTGCAATGGAGGATTATCCCGGCGTTTCCGCCAAGCGACCAAGCTGAGTTGAACCGTTCTATTATTGGACGGAACAAAGCAAGGGTAGGGGTAAATCAGCTTGAGTGCGCTAGGGCTAACTTCCCCGAAAAGAGCGACCAAGAGATAAAACAGATGCTTGCGGGTGGTGTCCCTGTTGAGTACATGGAAATGTTGTTGAACACCGCCATGATGCTGCAACAAGTCACCGACCCACTTACAGGGCTACCTTTGACCGCATCTATCCCAATTGTTGATTACATTAGAAACAGTTTGCAGTATGCAGGACTCCCCGGATCAGACTATCTCGACTCAGGAACAAGCGGCCCCACCAAGCAACTTGAGCAACGCTCCTTCGATGCCGCAAAGCGGGTCATTGAATACCTCAATGCCCTCCAGCAACAGCAACGAGGGGTGGGCACAGTGGGCGAGGGGGTTGTTGAGCCAAGTGATACCCCAAACCTTGATGCAGAGCAAGACCTCCCAGCCGATGGAGCAGTTGTCTCCGACAACACAGACTCAACAAGCTTCTGGCAGCGCAACTTCCCAACCTTCAGTACAGCAGCAAGCGCAGCAATCAACGGGATTAGAGGGTTGGGCAGATGAGCAGATAATTTCAGCACTTCAGCAAAACGGGATTAGTTCAATTCACGACTTGAACAACTACGCTTTGGCACTTGAAGAAAGGGCGCAAACTGTAGAGAGTGACACCCAGCAAATTCTGGACTATCTGATTAATGCCAATGACCCTAATGCAGTTCTGGAATTCGTGAATGAACTTCGATCGCAAGTAGGAGGAGAAGGACAGCAGCAAGAACAACAACCCCAACAAAAACAAGTGGAACAACCGCAAGACTACGAGCGCCCTGTGATGAACGCTCCCGGCGACCAATACTACGGGCAACCGGCACAACAGACTTTCTCAGGAATGCTACCCGGCGAGATTGCTTCAATTCAAGCTAATATTTATTCCCCAGACCAGCAAGCGCGGTGGGATGAAGCGGTACTCAATACGCCTATGGCAGCGTGGCAACAACTAGCACCTTACTTAATTCAAGGTAATTAAGCAAAAAGTAAGCCTGCCAGTCAAGGGGGCAGGCTTACTCGCCATTTAAGGGTGCATCAAAGTCCGTACAACGGGAACTTCTGAACTCACTTTAGCACAGCCCTGTCTGGAGGTAACCCTTGGCATTATTTGCAGATCCGTTAGTTCCCGCGCTACTAGGTGTTCCCTTGAGACGCACCAAACCCACTTACGTCGCAGAGATGGCAGCAATGCCGCTGATGGTGCATGACTTTCTCGCAGTCAGGGGGAAGCAACTCCAGCTAAAGCGCTCTAAGTTTTGGTCAAGGCAGGGTATGACCAAACAAGCCCATGCTCGTGACAAAAATCAAATCATCGGGACTGAAAGAGCAGAGCCGCTAACCACTTCAGATATTTTCATTAGTCTTACTGAGTATACTGGCCCTAACGATCCAAACGGTAACGCCTCTTCTCTGCACGTCACTAAAGAGGATATGTTATTTGCCAGAAGTAACTTGTATGACTCAGGAAATTTACAGGTTTTTCACAACTCCATTGGGAGTGAGAATCTGGCTGACAACTACCAGGCGTGGCAAGAAAGTGTCATTCTCCAGGAACTGCTGAGTTCAACCAACAAATACAATCCAGGCGGAACCACAGACAATGCGGTGTACGCAACAGAAGCCGATGCCACTTTCTCGGTAACTCGTGACCTGCTTGAGATTGAAAAGCAGCTCATGAGAAACAACACTCAGCCATTCCCCAATGGGCTATGGCGTGGACTTATCAGCCCTCAGATGAAGAAACACATTGAAGCTGACCCCGACTACCGCGAAACCCAACGCTCAATCATTGCAAGTGGGCGGGTTGACCCTCGAATGAACGGGCTAATCGGTAGCAACAGCATCATGATCACGCCCTCCGGTATGGCGATCGCCTCTCCCATCGCCCCACTTTACTACGGTAACTTTGAGCTATTCCCTGCCACAATCCTTGGTGACTTAGCGAGAACCTCGACGGCAAGTGTGACAGCAACAGCTCGTACTAATATCCTTGCTGAGTTGGGCTTGTTCTTCGGGTTTGGCTCCATTGGCAAAGCTGTGGGTGGTGCTGGAGCTCAGATAATCATGCAGGTTGGGGACTATGGACGCCACTTCAATTTCGAGTGGCAATGGTGGGGAGACTACAAGGCGTTGGCCACTTCTGGCGCAGGAAGTGGCATCGTCATCGAAGCTAGAACCTACGGACGTTAAACAAACCACCCAACCCACTTAAAGCACACATTATATATAGAGAGGATTTCGCTAATGCCCGTAACAGGAAGATCGTTCCTTCCCGGTAACTATATAAACCATCCCGATTGGGCGTTGATGGAACGCTGTGACATGATTCCGCCAGGGTTTGCCGCCTTCGTGTTTGAAGGGTTCGCTCGGATTACGCCAACTCCGGCGATCGCTTGGGACATCTTAGACAGGAACAACAACCCTGCACTTATCCCGGCTAACGCCAGAGAGCCGATTACCTTTATGCACGTCTCGTTCTCCGTGCCCTTCTACAGCGCAGCAGTTCCCAACGAGTTTGGGGCAAACACAATTACTGCTGTCAACACTGACTTGCTCAAAGTGGCGACGGCTGTCACTGTCCCCCAAGCGGGAACTACACCCGTGGCGACAAGTGGGGATGCAGGGACTGTGTCAGCTACTGCTGGGGTAGCAGCTAACGGAGCAATCCAAGCGGGTGAAGTGCTGAGTACAATACCCATCACTGGCGCAACCCCAATAACAGTGGACACCACACTTAGATTGTTCTCTGCTGCGACTGGTGGGGTAACGGCTGGAAGTAATATGTCAGTAACGAGAGGTAGCTTCTATATTCCCGTTAGGTTGGTTTGGTGCCGACGAATGCGCGCTCCTTCTATCACTGACCCAGATATGTCTGACGCTATGCTACGAATCAACGCTGATTTAGTGTCATAGGCGATCGCTTCTCATCCAAGAACTTAAACGCATACCACATTTACATTTAGGCGGCAACATGGAAACAAAGATTGAGTACTACTACGAAGGCTTTAAGGTGGAGCTGATTGGGGAGATGCCTACGGCAGGGGTGGCCCAGATTCAATCGCCACGTCTTCAGAACGGGCAAGTGTTCTCTGTTGGAATGGCTCAACTTGATCGCAGAGAAATCGCAGTGGAACAAGATGGAGAACAACAAGTAGAGGAGGTTCCACCGTCTCAGTCACAGATTAAAGACCGGAAGAAATAAGTGGGAATGGGGAAACCTTTTCTTTTTTCCTTGTATGCGTGTTAGGTAACGCACTTATCGAAGCCTCTCCAAAATTTCCACCACTAAATCACGCTCTGAAATGTCCAAGCTCTCTGAGAAAGATAAAAACCGTTGCCGCATCCACCTAGCTTACACGCTGGATGGGGTCGAGGACGGAGACGCTTTTTTACTTGAAGACAGAATGGACAACCTGAGGAACAACGATGAGGTGAGATGGATAAAGATGCTGCTCGATAAGTGCGACTACGCATTTAATAGGATGTTTCTCGACAACCAGGCGACGGGGATTGCACGGGTTAGCAACATCACTGGCGACATCGAACGCACAGAAACGGTTAATACGTCTGAGCCACTTAAGGTGAGACAGGAAGCTTACAAGAACGCAGTCATGCATTTAGGAACTCAGCTGTCGGTTCCTGTCTATCGCTTCTTTCCTGCTCGAAGGTTCTTTGAACCAACACGAAGAAGGCGATCGCTTCCACGCGGTCCGTCCGACACTTGCCGTTCTGACAAAATAGTTTTGCTGATGAGAAGAGGGGGTTACGCCTAAGCAATGCCAATCAACACAGAACCAGTTTTTTTAGGAAATCATTTTCACTGGGTAGCCACTCTTACCAATCAAGTGTTCCCACGTGGTGGTGGTGCGCTCCTTCCCACTTCTCCGGCGCTTTTGGGGACTGCTGGAAACTATGGAGCGCTGATTGAGGATATCATTGTAGCGCCTAACGGACAATGTGTTCAGAATAATATTCGCTTCTATAGCAAGATGGCAGACTCAAGTACACTTGTTCGATCTATTGATTTTCAAATGGCTACTATTCCTGCTGGAACAGAAGACGCATCAATAGGTTATTTCATTATTGGCTCTCAGCTTTCTGCTGTTAACGCTGACGAATACTTTCCAGTTGTGTTGGTAGGTGAAAACACAAGAGGAATTAAGCTTCATCCAAATGAATCACTTTATGTAGGGTTGGGCGTAGTAGAAGCAACAAGCTCCATTCATGTAAGTGTGTATGGGGGAGACTATGCGGCAACCGAATTCTAGACAGCAAAGAGGTAGGCGACGGGGCACCAGTGTTGTATATGACGACGAACAGACGGCACGATACAAGTCACAATATTTGCGTTTCAAAAGGGCAGAGCAGGGACTGAGAGAAGGGAAGATGATTTTCCTCCAGGAGTCCCCGTTGGTTGCTAGGTTTAAGAGCGATCGCTCTCCCGTTGGGTATTGGGAAGTAGGCGGATTAAGTGGTGGAGGAAAACTAGAAGGGATATACACAGGAAACACTAACGCCACTTTACCAAGTGGGCAGCCTAGTTTATTGAGCTGGATTATTGGCGGAACAACTATTCAATTTTTGGGTGAAGCAAGCAAAGATGAGACATTCTCTTTACTTGCTGTCAATAATGATTTTGAGATTAGATCTATAGTTTCAGGCACAGCAACAAGTAGCCTACGGTTAGAGGCTCTACCTTTAGATAGTGAATCTGTTCGGTTTGTGTTTGTGTTCAATGCTGTCAATACAAACGCAGCTAAAAGCGCTGCCGTAGAAATTCGAGTAGGTGAGACAGTTTATGAACGCAGTGTCCTTATGGTTTACAACCCTGCACTTCAGACAAGCAGTGAACAAGGAAGCCTAGATGTTGGAGTAATCCCCAAAGGAACATCTATCTTTATGTCGTTTAGCTCTGACTTCCCAGAAGAGGTAGCGGTATCTGTGCAAGCACTTAACTTAAAACTAAAAAGTGAAGGTAATGGGTGTAACTGTCCAGATAAAACCCGCAGGGCAAAAGCTAACCCTTCCTCTACCTATACCAGTGAGCAGAAAGACAGAGACTGGACAGAATCAGAAGCGGGAACTCCTGATAAATGCTGGCACGAGATAGCCGTCCAGTTGACAGTTGATCCAGAAAGCTACAAAGTGCCGACTGACTACCCGTTTGGAAAAGCAGAGGTAGATGATTAATGGTGTTACCTCCTGGCTTTGAGTACTCGGAGTACACCGATCAGTATGTGGGTTGGAACTCTATCCAGCAAGAATTACAAGGCTGTATCAACGCACTTGGCAGAGTAGACCTAGTAATGACCAATCAAAATCTTTATGAGGATAACTGGCGAGGCGTCTTAAAGGCTTTATCTGACTTACGCCTAGCACTTGCTGATCTCTCCACTAAGGTTAATGCTGGTGGAAGTAGTGAAGGTGGGGGAGGCGTTGGCGATGCTTCTACCTTGCAAGGGTTTGCTGGAAACTACTATCTCGCCAGAGCCAACCACACAGGTTTTCAAAACGCAGACACAATTGCTGGTTTAGGCGATGCGGCTTTTGCTGACATTGGCACTTCACCTGGCACAGTTGCTTCTGGCGTTGATACAAGGCTTAGTGACCCTAGACCACCAACAGGCGATGCGGGGGGAGTTCTTGATGGCAGCTATCCTGATCCAACTTTAGCGAGTGGGGCTGTCACACTTGCTAACCTAGCACCACTCTCAAGCGGTAACCTGATCGGGCGAACAGCCGCAGGAACCGGCGCGGCTGAACTTGTCCCTATCTCCGCAAGTGGGGCAAGCTTAATAAATGCCTCTGGGCTGACGGCTGGACGCTTCCTAAAATCCCTCACTGCCAACACTTATGCTTTTACCGCGCTAGCTAGTGCAGACATTAACTTCCCACTCAATGACACAACCGGGATAACTATACTTCCGTCAGCAGCTACGCCGGGAAGTGGAGGGAGGATTGCACTTAGAGAACTCCTAGCTAACGGTTCTAGTGTGGTTGCACTGCGATCACCCGATGCCTTAGCCACCGATGTAGTTCTCACACTTCCTGCAACCGTTGGCACCGCCAACCAAGTACTGGCCAATACAGCCACCCCTGGTGTTTTGGACTGGGTGACCATAGCGGGAAGTACAGCTGCCACTCAAGCCGAACAGGAAGCGGCAACAAGTACTACTGCCAATGTCACCCCCGGTCGTCAACAATTCCACCCATCCGCTTGCAAAGCTTGGGTGCGGTTTAACGTTAGTGGAGGAGTCCCCACAATCACAGCATCCTATAACATTGCTTCAATCACTGACTTGGGGATTGGTCAATTCCGCTTTAACTTCACCACGGCTTTCTCAAGTGCCAACTATGCCGTTGTTGCACTTCCAGAAGATAGCGCGTGGAGCAATACAATCATGGCTTATGGAGTTGCTAGGCTAGCCGCTAGTGCAGAGATAGCCATTTGGTCAAATGCAAGTTTCTATGACCCTGCTAGCTGTGCTGTTCTGTTTTTCGGAGATCAGTAGATGAAAATATTAGCGCGCCAAGTGGGGGAGAAAGTTGAATTAACCTACCCTGCACCAGGAATTGAGCTGACTCCCGGTGAAGGAGAAATGGTGCTAGAGGATTCCCAGCTACCTAAAGGGCGATCGCTTCGTGCTGCCTGGAAAGTGGTTGGCAATGCTGTTGTGGTTGATGACGCCAAAGCTGCCAAGATTCTTGCTGACAAAGAGCTTAAGCCTGACTGGAATGGACTTATAGATTACTTTGACCTATCCCCACTTAGTAAACGGATTGAAGCGGACGGAAAAGTGTCTTTCCAGATTGCTAGCACCTACAACTACCTCGCTTTAGTCCTCAACGGGGTTCGCAGACACGAAGACTCACTTAAGACAGCGTTCCAGAAAGTGGTAGAGGCTTTGGCAGGAAGCGCCAAGTGGTTGACAACGACAGAGCTAGCCTTCATCAACCAAGGGCTAGCTCAAAATCGGTTTAAGTGGCGACTCAGTGCAACCACCACCCCACTTAATTTAGACCGTGTAATCAGCGTCTCCGTTCTCCCCCAAGGGTAAAGGCTTAATCCCGTCTTTCTCCGGCACTTGCCATCCTTGACGCTGACAAAACTCAACAACAAGTGCGGCACCAGGAGCTACGGGGTGATTAGCAGAGAATGGTCCACTTGGAGTAACACGCCCAACCATCCACGCCATAAAACTGTAAACTGTCTTGACTCGGATAGCGTCAATCTCATCATTGCTCATCTGCTCTTTCCTCGAACCAAATTCTAAAGAAGGGAGAAACAAGAGAAAAGTTCGCTTTACACACTTTGACTTTTTCAACAGGAATACTGGTCTTAGCGTCGTACTCCTCAGATCCTTTTTTTAAAACCTGTTCAAAAACTTCTTTTTCCTGCTCTGAGAATTCACTAAGGTTTGAGTGAAACTTGAACCAGTCTTCAGAACCCTCTTCTATTTTCTCAACCCAAGCCGAGGCAATTCCTGAATCCCAGTGATTCTGTCTATAAAGCCTAAAAGCCCCATATTGAGAATAAAATTTCCCCACAAGCATTGAAATATAATGCTCATATCTTTCAATAGCATCGCTTACAAGAATTTGGGTTCTTTGGGTGTCAATTTCGTTAATCATACTGCCACTTCAATAAACGCTAACAACTGTTCTCCTATCCACTTAGTGTAAGCGGGTGGGATAGCCTGAGCTAGCTCTTTTCTGACCATCCAATCAATTCCCATTGCCTTACTGGCAGGTTCTAGCCGGAACCCTCCACCATCACCACCGCACACTGTGATAAAACCTTTCGGGGATGTGCGATCGCCCCTGCATCCAGGCGACTTGTCTTCGTGTGGTAAGTGGTGGAATGGGCTGAGGATAAACGGGTGAATCTCGAATAGGCGATGCCGATACACTTTTAAGTCAAAGTAAGTGCCACACAGCAGCAATGGGGCGATTAACTGCTTATGAGCACCTACAACGTTCTCTATTGCATAAGGTTTGCCAGTTTTCTTCAACGCTTCTCTAGTCTGCGGAATCAGACTAACATACTCTTTGCCGTGCGTTCGCTGATTGACTTTTGAAAGTGGGGTGAAGTTTTGACAGGGAGGAGAGGCGTGGATAGCGTCGAACTCATGCCCGTACTTTTGGACAAACGCCAGAGCCTCTCCCTGAACAAACTCAAACGGATAGCGAGGTTGACTAGCAATATCAACCCCCACCACTTCATCAAAACCTGCTCGATGGTATCCCATGGCGGCACCACCAGCACAGCAGAAAAGGTCTAGTAACCTACGCCTCTTCATCTCCACTTTAACTTTGGCTATCTCTTGCTTGTCTCATCGTCGCTACCACTTGCCTGACAAACGGCTCAATGTGGTCAAAAAGATGTGTCTCTATACCTGACTCAACAGCTCCCGCTAGTACCATCAAAACAGCAGAAGCACCAGGATTTGATTGCTCACACTCCGCTGAAAGCTGCTTGATTCTTTCTGCTAATTCTGGGTTTGTCATTTGTTAGTTGTGTTGAATAAAGTTGACTTTCTATTGCTCGAATGTCTGACGCAATCTCTGCTAGCCATGGAGAACCAGCGAATACCCGCGCTTCTGTTAAGCGATGCAGCTTAAAGCCCAGCCTAAAAGCCTCGTCTTCCTTCTCCTTGTCTTCTGTCCACTTAGTCTTGTGAACTCCGCCATCACACTCAATGAGAATAGCTGGAGGCAACAGCAGTTTGGGTTTGCCTCGATAAAACAGAATCTCTTTGCCCCAAGCAAAGTCTGCGCGGTAACGACGACCAGGAACAAACGGGCACTCAGTCATTAGATCAAGTGTGGGATACTCATCTACCCACAAAGAAGCAAAGCTCCGAGCAAGTGTAGAGCTTTGCATATCTTGAATAGCTTCAATGCTAATCATTACAGTCGGGGCATTGAATAAAGTTTATTGAACAGGTTTCGAGCAATGCGCTCGGCTTCTAGCTGAATCTCTAACGGTACTTCTACCACTTCACTACCTCCGTCAATAACTCCTTCGCTTCCTTCAGTTTCTCGTCTTTCTTGTTCAACCACCTCGGCTTCTGCTTCGGCTTGCTGCTGCGCTTGCTTTTGCTCTGCCTTAATTTCCTGTACCACTTGGCGGAAATAATCAGCACCCACTCTCAACTCGCAGTAAGAAAAAGTGACGAACACTTGACCCGCTTCGACTCGAATAGCTTTAACTTGCTCAGCTTCCACGTTCCAGTTTTCAATGCGGCTGATAACTTGAGCGATGATTTGACGGTCTGCTTGTGATAACATAAAGGCTAACTTTCTAGAATTACGTACCACCCCCGCTTGCGCTACTTTCCCGGTAAACAAGTGGGGGTTTGCTTTGCTTAATTACTAATATAGTCTCATTCGCTGGGAGTGTCAACCATCAAATGAGACTATACTGGAAGAGTAGCGCTAATTGAGCAAATGGCACTAGTAAACAGAATCAAAGAGTTTGCCGAACAAAGGCAGATTGAGACAGCGCAGAAGTTCTCTGAAGTCACAAGAATTCCCAAAAGCACAGCGTGTAGGTTGTTCAAGAATCCCAGCAACTACCCTTCTAAAG